ATATTTGTTTGCCCAGGAATGAGTGCTAACAAAATGTATGCAGCTCAACGTAGCAACCTATATTTTGGAACTGGAATTTTAAACGACACGAATGTTGTTAAGGTTTTAGATATGGCAGATTTAGACGCTTCAAACAACGTTAGAATGGTAATGAGATTTACATCTGCTGTTCAGTTTGGCATCGCTTCTGACTTGGTAGAATACGCTTAAAATAATTAACTAATCAAATTTAAAGGGGTAGGTTCTGCCTACCCTTTTTTATTTAAAATAATATAAAATAATATGGCTTGTACATTAAATACTGGACGTAAAGTCCCATGTAAAAGTGCCTTTGGAGGCATAAAAACTGTGTTTATGGCTGACTTCGGAGACATTACTGGGTTAACTATTGACGCTACTACTAAAGAGGTTACTGCATTAACAGGATCGCCTACTTGGTATCAATATGATGTAAAAGGAAACTCATCTTTAGAAACGACAGTAACGTCATCTAGAGAAAATGGGACAACTTTTTATACTCAGACATTAAATTTAACGCTTACTTTCTTAGACGCACAGACTCAAGCAGAACTACAAACAGTAGCTGTAGCAAGACCTTACGTTGTCGTTGAGGATTACTACGGAAACAGTTTCCTATGTGGATTTGAAAACGGAATGGAATTAACGGGCGGTACTGTAGTAACAGGAGCTGCGGCAGGAGATCTGTCAGGCTTTACGATTACTATGGAAGGCATGGAAGAGAGAGCACCGTACTTTTTAACTACGGCTGTAACATCTTCGGCAGCACAAATAGATCCTACTTTGACTGCACCTCCAGTACCAGGATCATAATAATTAGTTTTTTGGTTATAAAATTAAGCACTCTTTACGGGGTGCTTTTTTTTTGTTATGGCTAATTTAACAAAATCAGTCTTTTTTTACGTTATATAAGTGTATGATAATCTTAACAACATCCGCATCAGCTCAAGAATTAAAAGTTATTCCAAGAGAATACGCTGACTCATATACAATGACTGTTCGTGATGACAGTACTAACGTAGTTAAGAGCTACGATATTACTACGGCAGGGAACGCAGTAGCGACAGTAGGAAACTACCTGACTTTTAACGCTACGTTTAATCCTGTTTTAGTTGAAAATCATTTCTTTGATCTAAGACTATTTATTGATTATAATTTTTGGAATACTAATTATAGTTTATGGGAATTATATGACGTTAAATGGAACACCGACGACGGTCAAGTAGTAGATATTTTTAATGACAAGATATTCTGCACAGATCAAGACGTCGATCAGTTAAATCAAAACGACTATTACAAATTAAACAAAGACCAATTCACTTTTTACAACGGCTTTGATAACACTTATACAGTTAGATGAAAAAAACAAGATTAAGAAACGATAAAGGACAGTTTAAAAAAGAGCCTAAAGCGTCAAAAGTATCAGAGTTTGGTTTTGTAAACCTTAGCACCTATACGAGTCCAGAGATTAAAGAGGTAAACGGCGAAGAGTGGATCGAATACGGAGCAGATAACAACTATTTTCAATACTTAATCGACAGATATAACGGCAGTCCTACTAATAACGCTGCAATAAACGGTATTAGCCAAGCTATTTATGGCAAAGGTCTTAACGCTACGGACGCAAGTAGAAAGCCTAATGAGTACGCTCAGATGATCTCTCTGTTTAAGAAGGATGTCGTTAGAAAACTATGCTACGATCTAAAGTTAATGGGACAATGTGCTATACAGGTTATATATGCTAAGGGCAGAAAGAAAATAGCACAGCTAGAACACATGCCAATAGAGACGCTTAGAGCTGAAAAGTGTAATGACGACGGCGATATACCTGCGTATTACTATTTTAAAGACTGGGCTAACATTAAAAGAAGCGATACGCCTCTAAGAATACCCGCATACGGTATGTCAAAAGAGGATATTGAGATATACTACATTAAACCTTACAAGTCTGGTTTTTACTATTACTCTCCTGTCGATTATCAAGGAGGTTTGCAGTACGCAGAGCTAGAAGAGGAGGTTTCTAACTACCATTTAAACAATATAATGAATGGATTAGCTCCTAGTATGTTAATTAACTTTAATAACGGGACACCAAATCAAGAGGAACGAGCTTTAATCGAAAGTAAGATTGCAAGAAAATTCTCAGGATCTAGTAATGCAGGTAAATTTATCCTAGCATTTAACGATAATAAAGAAAGCTCGGCAGAAATAAGCCCTGTACAATTAAGCGATGCGCATAATCAATATCAGTTCTTATCAGAAGAAGCGCAATCTAAAATACAAGTAGCGCATAGGGTTGTATCGCCTTTTTTATTAGGTATTAGAACAAGTACAGGATTTTCTAGTAATGCAGACGAGATTAAAACAGCGTCTTTACTTATGGATAATACCGTTATAAGACCGTTTCAAGAGCTTTTAATAGATTGTTTTGATAATATACTAGCTTACAACGACATTAGTTTAAACCTTTATTTTACAACGTTACAACCACTAGAATTTACAGAGGTTGATAGCACGATACAAGACAAGGAAGACATAGAAGAGGAGACAGGAGTCGAAATGGAGCGTTTTAGTCTTAAAAAAATAGACGGAAAACAGGCATACAAAACAAAAGAAGAGGCTATTGCAAAGGCAGAAGCTGATGGTTGCGGAGGTTATCATGAACACGAGGTTGAGGGTGTAGTATATTACATGCCTTGCGAAAATCATGATGACGCTATTGATTTAAAAGCTCCATGTTGGGATGGTTACGAGCAATACGGAACTAAAATGAAGGACGGAAAAGAAGTCCCTAACTGTATTCCTGTAAAAGCCTGTAATCATGAAAAGCTATCAAGCGACAACGTTAAAATAGTCTTAGGATCTCTAGGAAAGACAGGCGTAAAAATGGATGACAACTGGGAGGTTGTAGACGAATTAGACGAAGAGTCAGAATACAGTAATGAGGATTGGGCAAGTTTCTTAATAAAGGAAAAGCCAGAAACTACATTATCAAAGATTAAAAAGATTGTAGGGTTAAACAAAGACTATGTTCCATCTAAAAACAGCGGATCTGCATATAGTGATTTAGATTCTAAAAACGGATTATACAAGATTAGATATAAATATGCACGAGGCATGAGTAAATCAGGTAAGTCTAGAGACTTCTGTACGCAAATGATGGAGATGAGCAATAAGGGTATTGTGTGGCGTATTGAAGATATTGACAAAGCAAGTTATTTTGACGATGTAAACGTAGAATTTAGACATAAGCCTAGCATGGATTATAACATCTTTGAATTAAAAGGCGGTGTATTCTGTCAACACAAATGGGTGCGTGTATTATATAGGCTAGAAAGCCAAACAGAGGTATCTAAGAACTTAGGCAACTACAAAAAGACTAGAACTATCCCGAAATCTTATTTGCGTTCGCCTAGAGGCTCTAAAAAGGCAGGAATAGCAACAGACAGACAAGCAGGAAGAGGAGTATATCCTAAATAACATAAATTATGGCAACAGTATTATTTATAAATAGAACAGATCTTGTAAGAAATTCGATTATTGACGGAAACGTTGATACTGACAAATATATTCAGTTTATTAAACTGGCTCAAGAGATCCATATTCAAAACTACATGGGTACAAAGATGTACGAAGGTCTAACTGCAGCCATGCCTAATATTGATCAACCCGCAAACGCTAGATGGAAAAATCTATTAGATGATTACATCGTTTCTATGCTTATTTGGTTTGCTCAAGTTGATTATATTCCTTTTGCTAGTTATCAAATACGCAACGGAGGTATGTTTAAACACCGATCAGAGAACGCAGAGACGGTTTCTAAAGAAGAGGTCGATTATCTAGTTGAAAAAGCTAGAACTAACGCTGAATGGTATTCTAGGAGGTTTATTGATTACATGAGTTTTAATCAAACCCTATTCCCTGAGTACACTAGCAACACAAACGACGATATTTATCCGTCTTACGACGCAACATTTAACGGTTGGGTTCTATGACATATAAGATAAAAAAGGAAAACATTAAGAAATTAAAGATCTTCTTAAAAAAGGTCAAAAATAACAAAACAAAAAAAGAAAAGAATGGCAACTCTATTTAACACTAAAATATCTCAAACCTACGAAGGTCTGATTAAGACGTTTGATAATGCAGCAATTACTGCGACGCTAAAAGAGCTTACAGACGGATCTGGAAACCAGTCGGGTTTATACATGAATACGGCAGGGGATTTTAAAGTAACGAATATTTTAGAATGGGGATCGCTTAAAGATACAGGCACAGGAGTTACAATAACTCGTTTCGTAACTTCTACTGACGGCATAGAGAATTTTGATAATAACACGTCTCTGCCTACATCGGCTGCCGTAAAACTATACGTTGATTCTAAATTTGCTACGTCAGACACTTTACAAGAGGTTTTAAGTTTTGGGAATACTACTAGCGGACATGATATTGTAGTTTCTGCTAATGATGACATTACGTTTACTGATTCTAGTAAAGCAATATTCGGAGCAGGATCTGACTTTGAGATTTTTCACAACGGAACTTCTGATTTTATAGTCGCTAAATCGCCTTACAATATATTTGAAGCACAAAATCATATATTTAGAAATATTGCACAAAATAAAGATTATGCTAAATTTTTAGGCAATAGTAGTGTGGAATTATATTGGAATGGAATACTAAAATTTCAAACCTCAGAGACAGGAGCAACATTAGCAGGTAGACTTTCAGGATTAACTAATCCCTCACTAGCACAGGACGCTGCTACTAAATCCTATGTAGATGGATTAGATGCAGGAAGCAACTTAGATATAACAGATGGTACAACCGCAGGAGCAGTAAACTTAAACACTCAATCATTAAGCATTCTAGGAACGACTAACGAGATAGATAGTGTTGTAAGTGGTCAAAGTGTAACGATCGGATTGCCAAGCTCAATAAGCACAAACCTAGTTGGAGACGTTACAGGAAACGTTACAGGAAATGTAACAGGAGATTTAACAGGTAATGTAACGACAACATCTGTTCTTGCTAATGGTGTTACAGCGACAACTCAAGCATCGACTGATGACTCAACAAAAGTAGCTACAACAGCTTATGTAAAAGGTTTAAATAATGCTTCTGATTTAGATTTTAGTGCAGACGGTATATCTACAGGAGCAGTAAATCTTAATAGTCAAGTTTTTTCAGTAATAGGAACAGCAAACCAAATAAATTCTATAGCATCTGGACAAAGAATAACCTTGTCGTTTCCAACTACAGGTATTACATTACCTGATGGCTCTTTAGCTACTACACAAACAGCATTAGATAATAGTACAAAGGTTGCGACTACTGCCTATGTAGATACTTCGGCAGGTTTATATTTGCCTTTAGCAGGTGGAACTATGACTGGAAATACTATTCATAACGATAGTGTTAAAAGTTTATACGGAACAGGAAGTGATGCAGAAATATATCATGACGGAACTGATTTTATTGTTAGAAACAGTACAGGTAATTTAGAAATAAACCAAGGTGCAGTTAATCAATCTATAATATTTAAAACGTCTGATAACTTTGCTTTAGATGTAACCGCTTTAACGATCTCAGACGACGGCAATATAAGCACAGGAGCGTCAGTAACGATTGCGGGAGATCTTACGGTAAACGGCACAACAACGACTATAAACACGCAAACACTATCAGTCGAAGATCCGTTAATAGAACTAGCTAAAGATAATGCAGCAAATTCAATAGATATTGGATTCTATGGAAAATATAATGACGGTAGCACGAAATATTTAGGACTGTTTTCTGACGCTTCTGACTCTAATAAATTTAAACTGTTTAAAGGATTAGGTACTGCTCCGACAACAACCGTAAATACATCGGCAGGAGGTTATGAAGCAGCAGATTTATTAGTAGCAGGTTTAGAAGCAAGTTTAGTTACATCAAGCGGAAACGTAATTGCAACAGGAGACGTAATTGCAAATACTCATTTTAATTCAAGTGATACAAATGCAACATTATCAACTACAGGAGCAGGAACTGTATTTTTAAGACCTAACGGAAAATCAGATCCAACAGGTCAGCTTACAGTAACCTCTAATGGAGTTGTAACAGCTTCAAATAATATAGTAACGAGTGGAACTAATGCAACTGTTTTTGCAGATAGATTTTCAGGTATTTCTACAGGTGTTGTATTAGGAACAACAGGAGCAGGAACAATATTTTTAAGACCAAGCGGTGTTGGAGCAACTAATTTTCAATCTCAATTCTCAACAAGTTTAGCGACTATAGGAACAAGTTTAACTGCT